AGGACCTGATCGAGCGACACGCCCGCCGCCGAGGCCGCCGGTAGTACGGCGCCAAGCGAGCCGGCGAGGTCTTGCATATGCATCTTGCCGCTCGCCACGGTGGCGATGAGGTCGTTCGTTACGGCCGTCGCCTGCGAGGCGGGTAGGTGGTACGCGTTGAGGGCCGAGGTGAGGGCGTCGGCGACTGTCGCCATGTCCGCGCTGCCGACCTTGGCGCCCATCGCGGCCGTGCGAAGGACGGTGAGACCGGCCGCGCCGTGAAAGCCGGCGGACTCGATCATGTACATGCCCTTGGAGAGCTCGCCGGCGGAAAGCCCCACGTCGCCCGCCATCGAGAGGATGCCCTTCGAGACGAGGTCGATGTTCGCTTTCGACTCGCCGGCGCCCGTCACGAGGGCGGTCATGGAAGTCTGGAAGTCGGCCGCCATATGAAGCGCCGCGCCGCCGGCCGCGATGAGGCCGACGCCGGCGCCAACGCCGAGGGTGGCGACTTCCGCCATAGACGACTTGAGGGCGCCGCCGAATCCTTTGGCGACGCCCTCGTTTTCCTTGATGTCGGACTTGACTTGCGCCATGCCGGAGCGAAAGCCGGAGATGTCCGCCGCGATGCGGACCTTGATGTCTGTAAGAACGCCCACGGCGAATCACCTCCTCGGTGCTTATTGGCGGGCGACTGCCCGCGCTTTCTCGGCCTCCTCCGATTCAAGGAGGAGTAGGCCGATCCACTCGGTTAGCTCGGCTGAGCTAATCGAACGGAGGAGCTCGTTAACCGTGCGCCCTAGGCGCTCGGCGATGACGAAGTAGGCGCGCCGCTCGGGGGCGCTTCGGAGTTTTTTGCGGCGGCCTCCGCTGCGCCAGGGACGAGCCCGCAGAGGCGGAGCGCCACGTCGGCCACGCGGTCGATGACGGCGCCGTTCTTCGCCATGAGGGCGTCGCGGTCGGGCGCCGTGAACACGGGGAGATCGGTCTCGGGGTCGCGGAGCGTCGCGATGAGGAGCGCGGGGTAGCCCTTGACCGGGTCAATGCGGCCATCCGGCCCGGCGCTCTGCGCGACGAACGTGGCGCGCTCGGCGCCGTCCATCGCGCGGACCTTAACGGTGACGCCCCACTCGGGAACGTCGACCGACTCCTCGGTGATGTCGGAAGCGGCGAAAATCGTGTCGCGAATCGACAAGTTGACTCCTCCTACGGGTAGTAGTTGATGGCGCCGTCGAGCTCGAACTCGAGCGTCTGATCTATGACGCCGGCGACTGCGGTTTTGACCGAGTCGACCTTGAGGCGCACGAAACCTTCATATCGCGTGCCGGCGGCCTGATTGACGTAGAGGACGGCGACGAGCGGGTTAGCGAGGTTCGTGAGGAAGCTCGAGTCGAGCCACCATCGCCCCATCTTCACCGTGCCGCCGAGGACGACGGGCGTAAACGTCTTCCAGCCGGAGCCGAAGACGCTCGTATCGACGAGGGCGTTCGCGAGGCTGAGCTCCCACGACTTGCCATTGCCAAGCTGTGCCCACGGGTAGTAGTTGCCCGAGACGCGGCAGAGTTCGCCGACGGCGCGAGCCGTGGCGAAGGTGACGATGCCGCCGCAGTAATTGAGCGTGTACGGCGGCGCGGCGTGCCACGTGGCGCCCGCGTCCGTCGAGTTCTCGACGAGCACGGAGACGCCGCGATCCCAATACCGCTTCGCGGTGTTCGTGATCGTGTAGTTGAGCCGGCCGCCGTCGGCCGTGGTCGCCTCCTGGGTAAAGGCTACCGACGGCGTCGAGGTGATGTAGATATCGGCCGCGTAGCCGACTTTGGTAGCCATTTCGACGTTACCTAGGCGTAGGTGAGGGCGCCGCTACCCTGCCCGGCGAAGTCTGCGTCGATCGTACCGGCGATCGCTGCCTTGACGTTCTGCGTCTTGATGAACGCGGTGCCGCTGTAGGCGTTGGTGCCGTTGACCATGAGCTTAATGGTGACGGTCGTACCGCCGAGAATCGCGGCCTGTAGCGCGGCCTGACCGTTCGTATCGGTCTGATCCCAACGCCCCTTGAAGGTCACGGACCAATCCTTGAGGCCGGCGATGAAGGTTTTCCAGCCGGCCGCCGCTCCGCCCGAGCCGCCGAATGCGGTCGTGTCGAGCATGGCCGCGCCGAGCGCGAGGGTCCAATCGTCGATTTCGGCGACGGTGAACGTGCCGATTTTGACGAACCCGCCAAATCCTGCGGTGGTTGCCATTGTGTTTGTGCGCCTCCTAGGGTGCTAGTTGCCTTCGACCGACACGCGGAAGCGCGCGACGATATGGCGGGTGATGCCGTCGGGGTCTCTCATCGGCTGCCCGAATTCATAGACGCATCTGACGGCGGTGTAATTGGCGACGGTGAGCGCCGCGCGGTCGAGGAGGCGCAACACGTTCTGTAGGATCGTGGCGGCCTCGGTGAAGCCCTTAGCGCGGCTCCAAACGTGTAGCGTGCAAACGAGCTCTCGGCCCTGACGCCCGAAGGTGTCCCACGGGACTTCTGTAGCCTCGCCGATGGTCACGTACGGGAACGCCGCGCTCTGTGGCGGCTCGTCATAGACGCCGGCGAGCGCCGTGAGCGGGCCATCCGCTGCGAGGGTCGCGTAGATCGCCGTCTGTACCGCGAGCGTCGCGGTGGTTACTTGAGTCATTCCACGCCCGTCGCCTTTTCAATGCCGGCTTTCGTCGCTTTCTCCATGTCGGCGTTGACCTTCGCGGCGTGACGCTCGGCGGCCGGGCCGAGGAACGGATGAGCCGGCATCTTGACGGTGCCGAACTCGTGAATATGCCCGAGCCAACCCCAATGACCGGAGGTGCCGACTTCGGCACCGAGACCCTGCCATCCGTCGGAGGTGAACGGCACGACAGCGAGCGACTTCCCAATGCGATTCTCGTGCTCCTGGGGAGCATTCGCCTCGGCTTCGGCGCGGATCGCCTCGGAGATTGCGGCCACCTCGGCGGCGATCGCCTCGGCGAGCGCGCCCTCGGCGAGCCCGGTCATATCGCGCAGGATTAGGTATTCGACGGTCATGCCGCGTTGAGCTCCTCACACATGAGATGAAGTTCGCGGAACCGCTCGTCGATGTTGAGCACGACGTGAATCTCGAGCGTTTGGGATTCGGCTAGGACGCGCATCGCCGGGCTGATACCGGCCTGATAGCGAACTTTGACGAGGAAGTTGATGCGCGGGTCGAACTGCTGCGCGTGCGCGAGCTCGGTGCCGCTGAGGGGCACTACGGCCGCCCACGTCGAGGCGTAGGTCGACCACGAGGGCGAACCCTCGCCGCCGGCGCCGTCGGCGCTGTAGGTGACTTGCTGAATCGTGACCGGGCGCCGGAGTTCGCCGGCGCGCATTAGAAGAAGCTCCGCGCGGAGCTACCCTCGATGAGCCATTGCAGCGACTTCGGAATCTCCTTGGGCACGCCGCCGCTGGTCGCGACGGGCTCGCGATTCTCGTACCAATGCTGAACGAGGAGCTTGATGGCGAGCTTGTGCCGCTCCGGCACGTGCGCCGCGTCGGCGTAGCCGGCCGTGAATGTCACCGTGACGGCGTTGACGCGCGGCAAGATGATCGGCCAGATGTAGCCGAATGCCAGGGCGATTCGGCCGGGCTCGGGGTACGTGTCGACGATGTAGGCCGCCGGGTCGAGCGTGACCGGGCCGCCTCCGATCTCGGGGATGTAGACGATGCTGGTGACGCCGGCGAGCGGCGCCTTGCCCGGTATGACGATCGCGGACGACGGATCGGCCATGCCCATCTCGAGGTTGAAGTCGGTAGCCGGGAATTGATCGCGGCGGAGCGCCCACGTCTGCGGCATGAGAGCTCGTTCGGCGTGAACCTCGAACATCTCGCGCGCGACGGTGATGAGCGACGATATGAGCGCGTCGTCGTCGGAGAACGTCACGCGCATGAACGCTTTAGCCTCGGCCAGCGTGACGGGCTCTGAGGCTGGCGGCGTGACGGATTGGAGGGAGTAGACCATCTAGGCCGTACTCCTCGTGGCGGGCCGTAGGCTGGCGCTCTCGGCGTCCAGGGTGCGGCGCGCGACGGGCTCGGCGATGCCGGCGCGAATGTATGCCTCGGCCTGTCGCGAGCTAAGCTCGATGGTCTCGCCGGCGTCGACGGACCACGTAACGCCCGCGATGCTTTGAAGCATTCGCACGGTCTTCGGCATATGAGCCTCCTCGTTTAAACGTGAAATGCCGAGACGGGGCGACGAAGTCGCGATGACTCCGCCGCCCGCGCTCGTAGTTACGGAAGTGGCGAGGTTTAGGTCGCCGAGTTCGCGTAGTACGCGATCGGGTGCGTACCGGCGTCGATGAGGTTGGCGTCCGTGCGCTGGAAAGCGAGGAACGCAACCTGCAAGAAGTCGGCGAACCGCTCGTCGAGCCGCATGACCTTCACGTCCTGCACGTCGCGGATGTAGAAGTTCGCGAAGTCGCCGAACAGAATCGACTTGGCATTCGCCGCCATCACGGGCATGTCCTGATTGATGACGTACGGGTAGCCGGCGAGGCTGTCGGGGGTCGCCGAAGCGAGACCGGACAGGGTCGGGAGCCACAATGGGCGGCCCTGGGTGTCCTTGATCTTCTTGAGCGCCTTGAGGGTCGTGTCGTGGAACATCCACTGAGCGCCGGCGCGGTACGCCGGGTCGACAGCGTGAACCATGTCCATGATGTCGTCGTAAATGACGCTCGTGGTCTGCCCGACGAGGCCGACCTTGCCGGAGGTCGCGGCGGTGACGACGCCCTTGGGCTGCGCCGTGCCGGTGCCGACGGTGTAGTGAGCGTTGGTCGCGCGAGCGAGGCGGATGCCGAGCTTGTTGGCGAGCCACGTCTCGAGGTCGAACGCGCTGTCCTCGAGAAGCTGAATGGACAGCTTGACCATGAGCGAG